CTTGTAAAAACTTAATTAAGAGTTTAGAAAGACAGATATACAAAGAGGGAACAAGTGTTCCAGATAAAGATAGTGGGTTTGACCATTTTAACGATGCGTTAGGCTACATGGTAGAATATATGTTTCCTTTGCGTAGAGAGTTTAAACCAAGCGAACCAACTAGGTGGAGTTAGATGGCGAATTATAGTAGAGAATTTTTAACAGCAAAACATTCGGATTATGAAGATAATCTAAAGCATTGGAATTTTCACTATAGATCATATTTAGGTGGAGATGATTTTTCTAATGGATATTTCCTAAACCGATATATCCTAGAACAAGATGATGAATACATAAAGCGTATAGACTTCACACCATTAGACAATCACTGCCGCAACGTAGTACAAATTTATTCAAGTTTTTTATTTAGAGTTCCTCCCAGCAGAGATTATGGCTCTATGACAGGTGATCCTCAATTAGAGTCATTTCTGCAAGACGCTGATTTAGACGGAAGGTCTTTTCATAACGTTATTAAAGATATGCAACAACACGCATCTGTTTATGGTTCTTGCTGGGCTATTATAGATAAACCAGCTACCATAGCAAAAACTAGAGCTGAAGAATTAGCTCAAGATATTAGACCATATATCTCAATCTATACTCCAGAGAATGTGACGAACTGGAAATATGAAAGATTACCTAATGGAAGATTTTATTTAACTTCATTAACTATTATTGAAGATATAAACGAGGAAGAAGCAATCGTTAAAGTTTGGACGCCAGAAGATATTACTACTTACAGAGTAGATGAGTATATGAAACATTATGCTAGTTCTAAACCAGTAAAGATTGACGAACAGCCAAATGCTTTAGGAGAAATACCAGCAGTTATTTTATACAATCAAAAGTCTATGCGTAGAGCTATAGGTATTAGTGATTTGTCAGATGTTGCAGAATTACAACAATCTATTTACAATGATTATTCAGAGATTGAACAGTTAATCAGATTATCTAACCACCCTAGTTTAGTTAAAACACCTAACGTTGAAGCAAGCGCTGGTGCTGGTTCTATTATAGAAATGCCAGAAGATATGGACGCTAATTTAAAACCTTATATTATTCAACCTAGTTCACAGTCCTTAGATAGCATAATGAAAGTTGTTAATATGAAAGTTAATGCGATTGATCGTATAACTCATATGGGTTCAGTAAGAGGTACAGAAAAAACAATTAATTCTGGGATAGCTTTACAAACAGAGTTCCAATTACTTAATGCTAGATTATCAGAGAAAGCAGATTTATTAGAAAATGCTGAAGAGCAAATATGGTCATTCTTTGCTAAATGGCAAAACAAAGTATTTGATGGAATGATAGATTACCCAGACACTTTTGATTTAAGAGATTACGCAAGTGATTTACAATTCTTACAAACTGCAAAAGCTAGTGGTGTTAAATCAGAAACATTTATAAAAGAAATAGATAAACAGATCGCAAGAGCAGTTGTAGATGATGATGAAGCAATTAATTCAATAAATAGTGAAATAGACGCTAGTTCAAGTGCTATTGGTCAATTCTCAACAACATTACCTACTAACGACAATGGCGAAGAGGCATAAATGAGTTTTGCAAATGTAAATCAAATGTTGTTTGGTGTATCTATACAACGAGGAGATATAAATAATTTTTCTGGTATTCAAAAATTTGGATACAATGCTTCTGTTGGTACTTCTTTTGAAACTATCTGGGACGGTGGCGGAGATTATACTTTTATAACTTCTGCTGGAACTGCTACAGCAACAAGTTCAAATACAGATGATAATACAGGCACAGTTGAGATACAAGGACTAGATTCTAATTATGATCTAGCAACAGAAACATTAACTATTGGTGGTTCTGCTGGTTCTACAAGTTTTATTAGAGTATTTAGAGCAAAGATGATTAATGCTAATACAGGCAATGCGAATGTTGGAACAATTACTATAACAGTTTCATCAACAACAGTAGCACAGATACAACCTACCTATGGTCAAACATTAATGGCTGTTTATACTGTACCTAGAAAACACCAAGCATATTTAGTTCAAAAAGATATTGGAAGTTCTAAAGATTTAGAAAATGAAATTAAATTTAGAATTAAAGAAATAGATAATGGTAATGTATGGAATACTAGATCATTCATTACGACTAGAGGTGGCTTTGTAGAAAAGAATTTTGCAGTTCCAGAAATTATACAACCAAAAACTGATATTGAAATGAGAGCTAAATCAAGTGCAACATCATCTATTAGTGCTGGGTTTGAATTAATACTAGAAAAAATAGATCAATCATAGTGGCTAAATATCAAGGCAGAGCAGTTAAACTTAACAAACCTTTTCGTACTTCTGGGGAAAGAAAAAAGTTTGCGGTATATGTCAAAGATCGCTCAACAGGTAATGTAAAAAAAGTTCGTTTCGGTGATCCTAATATGTCTATTAAAAAGTCTAACCCAGCTAGACAAAGAAGTTTCTTAGCAAGACATGGGGCTATTCTCAAGAAGGTGCGAGGACAAAAAACCTTAGCCCCTGTCTATTGGGCTATTAAATCATGGAGAAAAGGTTTTAATGTATAATGTCAAGAAATCCATTCCTAGAACGTTTAGCTGATCAGCACGAAGCACAAATAAGAAGCACATTAAATAATCTAGAAGCTGATATTATTTCCCAAATAGGTAAAGTCACAGATGATAGTGGAGTTTTAACCACCAAAATATCAATAGAACTACGCAACGATATTAAACGTTATATGGAACAATACAGAATACAAGCTGACACCCTTGTCAGAGATTATGACCAAATTGTGAATAGCTTTATGGAGGAGTTTGGCGAATTAAATATTCCAGATAAGTTTAAATCATTAACAGAGGCAGATTTAATCACAATCAATCAATTAAAGTTTCAATCCTTTTCTGGTTTTGAAGAAATAGCCAATAGATATTTAACCGAGATCAATGCTAATGTTTATCAAAATGCTATAGCTGGGAAACCATTCAATGAGATGGTTAAAGATATTAGGGGGTTAATTACTGGAGATGTTGATAGACGTGGAAGGTCTATGTCTGGATATGCCTCACAGATTGCTCACGATAGTGTTATGCAATTTGATGGTCAGTTCACAGTATACAAAGCAAAAGAGGCTGGATTAGATAAATATAAATATACTGGAACATTAGTTAGAGATAGCCGAGATCATTGTAGGCTTCATATAGGCAAAACATATACGGAGGAAAGAATTAGAGAAATATGGCAAGGTTCTTGGGCTGGTAAATCAGAAGGTGACCCATTTATAGTTAGAGGTGGATATAGATGCAGACATACTTGGATTCCTATTGTTGAAGTAGAAGAAGATGAAATTCCAGAAGAAATAATAGAACCAACAAGTACATCAAGATCAAATGTAAAAGATGTAGTTATTAGTTCATTATTAAACAGAGGAAGTAAAAAAACAAGACAAGCCTATGATGATGATTTTAATTCTCAGCTTACAGACCAACAAAAAACAATAGTTGATAAATTAGAAAAACCAAAAGTAATTAAAAATAATCAAAAAGGTTTTTATTTAGCTGGTTCTAAAACAATATCTGCTCAGTTAAACGCTATTAGCAGATCAACTGAAAGATCTAAGGGCGTAAAAAGTTATGTTATATCTCACGAATACGGACACCATATTGATTATGTTACAAGCAAAACAGTAAATAAAGCATGGTCAGAAACTAATGATGATTTTTTTAATGCAATAGAAAAAGATAAAAGAAAATTTAAAGGCGTTACTAGACCAGATCTTACAGGAAGAAGTAAAGAGGGTTATCATGTTATTGATACTGAAGAATATCAAGGATTGTTTGATAAATTAGCTAGTAGAGAAAAAATAGAAATTTTTAGTAAGAATAATCCAAATTTAAGAATAGGTTTTGTAAATTCAACAGAATTAAAAGGAGATGGGTATTCAAACCTTAGTGATATTGTTGATGCTATGACAAAAGGTAGATTTAGAAAAAAAATGAATATGTGGGGTCATACTGAAAGTTATTGGGGTAAGCGAGGTTCTGTTGAAAAAGAAATTTTTGCAAACTTATTTTCTCTTCAAAACAATCCAAAAGCATATGCAATAGCTAAAGAAATAATTCCTAATACAGTTAAGGAATTTGAAAAAAGAATGAAAATATTAGAAAATTTGTGAGGTAAATATGACTAAAAAAGAACGACAAGAGAAATTACTTGAATGTGAAACATTAGAAGATTTTAACAATTTATATTTATTAATCTTTAAAGAAGAAGTGCCAGAAACAACTATATTAAATGCAATGGAAGAAATTGATGTTGTTGCCAACGCAATTTATGACAATAAAAAAATAAAAGGCGTTATTCTTCCAAATGATTACAATATATAGTATAATTAATTAATTAACTAAGGAGTTTATCATGGCTGACGAGCAAAAAACGGATACAATAGAAGAAACTGCACCAGTAGAACAAGCTATTGAACAAAAAGAAGAAGAAAAAACATTTAATTTAAAACAAAATGATTTGGAGAGAATTATTCAAAAAAGAATAGCTCAAGAAAGATCATCTCTTGAAAAAAAATATTCTGGTATTGATCCAGAAGAAGCTAGGAAATTAAAACAAGAAAAAGAAGAACAAGAAGTTGAACGTAAAAAACAACGTGGAGAATTTGAAGATTTATTAAAACAACAAGCAGATAAGTTCAATCAAGAGAAATCTCAAATGCAGAAACAACTGGAACAAATCAAAATCAACGATGCTCTAGTAAACTCCGCAGTTAAGAATAAAGCAATCAATCCAGAGCAAGTCACTAACCTTCTCAAAGGAAAAGTTAAACTAAATGATGATGGAAGAGTAGAAGTTCTTGCAGAAAATAATCAACCACGTTATAATTCCAAAGGCGAATTATTGAGTGTAGATGATTATGTTCAAGAGTTCATAACACAGAACCCTCACTTTCAAGCGGCAACTCCTTCTGGGAGTGGAAGTAAGGCGAATGTTGGTAAGGTTGACGCAAGACCGTTTAATATTGCAGATTTAGATATGAGTAAGGCTGAGGATAGAAAAGCGTATGCGGATTATCGCAAACAACGTGATTCTAAACCAGCTATAATTAACCAATAACCAAATAGGAGTCTAAAATGGCTAACGAAAGTACCAGTTCCACATTATCGGAACTATATACAGAAATCGTTGCTGAAGCTGAGTTCGTAATACAAGAGAAATCTTTAATGATGAACTTAGTTAAAAATTACACTATTGCTGGTGGTGGAAAATCTGTAGAAGTACCGATTTATTCTGCTATTGCGGCGGCGGCTGTAAGTGAAGCAACTGACTTATCAAACACTGCGGTTGATCCGTCAAGTGTTACAATAACTGCGTCAGAAATTGGCGTGATGACAACACTCACGGATTTGGCTAGAAACTCTGCACCAAGAAATGTTGTAGCTGACATCGGAAGATTATTCGGTGAAGGTATTGCTAAAAAAATGGATCAAGACTTAATTGCTCTATTTGAT